CGATGCGACGTTGACTGACCTTTTGCAGATTATTAACAATGTTGCTTTTTGCCCGCCGCAGGCTGAGTTGGAAAACAAGGGGAAAACTCCTGTGCGTGCTGAATTTTGTGTCGGCACCACCAACACCGCTCATTTGAATGCAGCCGCATGGTTCTGCAATCCTGTGGCAGTGCGGCGACGCTTTCCATTTTTGGTTAAGCTCAAGGTCAAGCCAGCTTATGTTAAGGACACTGCTCCTGACATGCTGGACCCCGCGAAGGTTCCTCTGCCGGACAGTGGCGACTATTCTGATATTTGGCTCATTGAGTTGTATTCAGTTGACGTTGTCACAGTAGATGATGATGGTCGTCAAGACACAGTTGAGACTCTTGTCGATAAGTTCGACTCGATCTACGCTTTCATGGCGCATTTTTCTCGTTTGGTGCGAACTTTTCGTGTCAACCAAATCAAGGCAGCGGGTGTGGACAAAGCCATCAGCAGCGTCACTTTATGCCCCTATTGTGATCTGCCGAGTCGCCATTGTGCGTGTCGTTCCCTCATGGTCCAATCTGGGGATGTTACCAACAGCACTAACTACGAAGTTTACACTTCTGTGGATAGTCCGGTGCATCTCAACTGGGTGGAAGGACTCACTGCACTTGGTTTGACGGCCGTTGCTCTCAGGGATGACATTTCACAAGTCTCCCGTGCTGTTAGTGGTGCGGCGGTTAGCTACACGCGTGATTATCTCATAAAGTACATGCGTGATTTAGCCTCCAAAGTGGTCAAGGATATCGTTAAAGATAAGCGAGTTTGGCTTTTTCTAACTGGCTGTACTCTTGCAGCTGCTGGTTACAAGATGTACCACAGTTTTACAGGAGAACTGAAGTTGCAGGCGGATCATCCAACTGCGTCTGATGTTCGCACGATCGGTGTCCGACCCCCATCCGCTGGTGATGAATCTGGAAATTTCTACCATCAAAAGGATGATTACCGGGCCGACATGGTTGTGTCGGAGAAATCTAAATCGTGGCGTTCCTTGGAGAGGACCGCTGTGAATAAGAAAATCTCCAACAGTGTGGTTCACTTGACCATGCGCCGCGAAGTCAATGGTGAGACAATCACTCGTCTTGGCCGCGCCGTATGTTTGGGCGGAAGACTCTATGTGACGG